GTGTGGTCATCGAGAACAACTGGCTGCGTTCGGATGCCGACTCGTCGCGTTCCATCGTGGTCAACCACGCGGTATGGGCCAACAAGTGCCCGGCGATCCAGGTCAACAAGAACTTCTTCTCGCACGTACTAGCCGCGGGCACCACGCCTGCCTCTGGCAAACCGAAGCTTGTCCGGTTCTCGACCGACTACATCAACGGCGTATTCAACGGCACGTTCCGCGGGAATACCTTCGCCACGCAGTCCGGTTTGCTGACGGAGTACAACCTGTGCCTGGAAGGCATGACCGGCAACACGTGCATTCTGTCCGGCTGGGACATCTCGGGCAACCGGTTCGGCGTCCCGCTCGTCATCGGCACGGCCACGGTTACCGACGTCGATATCCTCGTGCAGAACTGCGCATTCAACCGCTCGCGGATCCGCAACAACGTCTTTTACGCGCAGACGAACATGACGCGCACGCGCGGCATCAGCGGCGTGAACCTCTCGGACAACGGTTACCTCGACATAGGAGACAACCTGTTCCAGCAGGACGGCGGCACGATCTCCGACAACTACTACGGGTTCCTGTACCCGACGCGGCGCACGAACGGCGCTGCGTTTGCCCCTGGCAGCATCGCGGCCGGCGGAGTCGCGACGACGACGATCGCTGTCGATAACGCCATCGTCGGTGAGCCGGTACAGGCCTACTACAGTCTGCCGCTCCAAGGCCTGATCGCCACGGGGTGGGTCAGTTCCAGCGGCACCGTAACTTTCCAGCTTTCCAACCCTACTAGCGGATCCATCAACCCAGGCGCTGGTAGCGCAAGCGTCATCGTCAGCCGCACGACGGTTGCCGAGTTCGACGCGTAAGCAGTCCCCACATCAACCACCACGAAAGGCTCACACATGAAACGTCAAACCATGGCAACCGGTACCGGCGGCGGCAAGCAACGTCCGACCGAGCAGCAGAAGACATCGCCGACGAAGACCATGCCGACCAAGAAGACGAAATGACCTCGTGGCGCGCGCGCTGTGTGGCTGCTGCATTGATGCTCCTGGCGATGTACTGCCATGGCTGGGCAACGGCCGACCTACCCAACACTCCTGTCGATGCACTTCTGTTTCATGGCAGCGCCGCGCTCGTCGACCTCTTCATGCTGTACGCCGCGCCGGCCGTCCTGAATGGTCGGCTGTGCACGGATACGCAAAAGCTACTGCTGGCATCGATTGTCGGGAACGCTGCTGGCTGGCTGCTGTACATGGCATACGCCCCGCCCATCTTCTTCAACTGCTACATGTGGGCGGTGACGTATGCGCAACTGATGCGACTTCTTTTCCCCGACCGCCATGCTGATCCTCTTGGGAGCTCTTTGGTTCGCCATCCTGATTATTTCGGCGGCGGCCGCGATTATTGAAAGACAAAACCATGCAAGAAACCGAAACCGCAAGGTCCGCGATTGAAGCCGCGGCAAGCAATCCGAAGGTGGCAACGCTGGTTGCAGCAAGCACCTCCGGCGTCGGCGCCGCGACGCAATTGGGCCTGATCGATGGCTGGCTTTCCCGATGCGCCATGATCGTCGGCCTTCTGACCGCCATCGTTGTGTTTGGCATCCAACTGATTCGTCTTGAGATGGCTCTCCGTGAACGCTCTCAAGGCAAAAAGGAGAATCCATGAGCATCCTTGATCACATCCGCGCGGCCCGCAAGTCGTTCACCGTCTGGCTGAATGCCACGCTGCTGGCAATGTACCCGTTCGCTGACCAGATCGTCACCGGCGTACGTGACAATCTGCCCGATCTGGCGCCGTACCTGCCGGCCAACGTCTTCCGCGCCGTGGGCCTCGCCCTGGTCGTCTATAACATCGTGCACGGTGCGCGTGTGGCTGCGAAAGCGGCAAAGGCGGCGCAATGAGCCCGGCCGACATGAAACCGTCCGGCGCCTGCCGCGCGCTGGTTCGTCAGTTTGAAGGCTGCAAGTTGCAAGCATACCTTGACTCGGCTGGCGTGCCCACGATCGGGGTAGGCCATACGCGCAACGTCAAGCTCGGGGCAACGTGCTCGCAGGAGCAAGCCGACCTGTGGTTGACGCAGGATCTGGACGATGCAGGCGCCGCGGTTGCCTCACTCGTCAAGGTGCCGCTGACGCAGGGCCAGTTCGACGCCCTGACGTCATTCGTGTTCAACCTCGGCATTCGCCGGCTGGCCGAATCGACGCTGCTGATCCTGCTGAACAAGCGCGACTACCACGGCGCCGCCGCTCAGTTCTCGCGCTGGGTGCGCAGTGATGGTCAGGTGCTGGACGGCCTTGTACGCCGGCGCGCTGCCGAAGCGAAGCTGTTCATGCCGGCCGAGGTGACATCGTGACCCGCCTGCAGGCCCTGCTGCTAGGCGTGTTGGTGGCGATCGCGCTCGCCGTCGGCGCCTGGGTAGGTGTGGATGAGTACGGCAACCGGCGGTACGAGGCCGGCTACAACGCAGCCGTCGAGGACAGCATCAAGCAGCGCGACCACGATGCCGAAGAAAACCGCAAGACCGAGTCGGACCTCCGCGCCCAGCTGGCTGCGCGCGATGCCGACGCCCACCAAAAGGAAATCGAACATGCCCAGGCTCTCGCTGATGCTCAGCACCGTGTGCTTTCTGGCACTGACCGCCTGCGCTGCCCCGCGGCCAGCCCCGTACAGTCCGCCGCCGCGTCCGGCGATCGACCCGCTGCCGCCAACGCTCCAGCTGACGGAAGCGGACCGGACCTTATGCCGGAGGTTGCTGCTGACGTTCTCGGCTACGGAGCAGCAATTGCAAGCCTCGTGTCACGATACGACGAACTCACGTACCGGTTCGAAAGGTGCCGGGCCGTGAACGCGCGGTAGCCCATCAGCCGTAGGGACGCCACACCTTGAGGCCGGCCGTCCTGGCCTGTCGGATCATGTCGGCAGTTCCTCGACCGCCAGGGAACGCCACCACGCCATCCGGCCTTCCCTCATCCAGCATCCGCGCGTTCCTGAGCGGCCCTGCGCGCCGGCCTTGAGTTTGCCAATCCGCGTAGAACGTACGCACGTCGATGCCTTTGGTCTGTGCCCAAATCCGTGCGTGCGTGTCGGCACCGGTGGCGCCGCCTTCGATGATGCACGTGATTCCGCATTTGGCGTGCAGCGCATCCAGGGCCTGGTTGATCGCTGGCCCGTCGTCGTAATCACGGCCGCCGCAGACGAGGAATCTCATAACGGCATCTTTGCTCCGCAAACACACCATTCTGCGAAAACCGAGGGGCAAGCAAAAGGCCCGGTTTGATCGCTTTGCGGAGCAGAATTGGCGCTAAAACCCGCATGGTTGACGCAAATCAGTATGAGCTTAGAAGGCTGCTGCTCTATCCAACTGAGCTATGGGCAGTGCATTGATTTATAAGGCTTTCCGGCAATTTAAGTGTCATGTCGCGCTCCGCAATTATAGGGGCGCTCCGCAAATCACTTAACCGGGACGACGATTTTACCACGACGCAAGTAGTGCTTTCGAGTGGTCTTGATGCTGTCGTGCCCAAGCAAATCGCTCGCCGCCTGCTCTCCGCGCTCGGCTGACGTGTCGTCGGCTGCCTTGGCGCGCAGGTCATAAAACCAGAATTCCTTAATTGCCTTGGCCAGTTCCGGATGCTTCTCTGCCGCCGCCGTCTTTGCCGCAGCGAAGTGGTCGCGCAGAATCTGCTTCGTCATGGGCTGGCCATCGCGAGCCATGAGGATTTGCGCATGCACCGTCTTGTGGCTAGCCTTGCGCACCTGGATGCGCGCGATCAGGTCCGCCAACTGGCCGACGATGGCGATCCGCAGGCGCTTCCCCGTCTTACCCTGCGCGATGGCCAACGTCCCATCCTCGATGTCGTCCATGCGCGCCTTCAGCGCGTCGCCGGGTCGCTGGCCGGTCAGGTACGAGAAATCCATAGCTTCCCGCAGGGCTTCACTCGCATGCGCTCGCACGGCATCGTACACCTCGTCCGTAACATAGACCTCCCGCTTCTTCAGCGCATGTCCCATGATACCTGTGCAGGGGTTCTCGGCATCGGTATAGCCCCAGCCACGCGCATGGTTCCACAGCGTCGAGAACAGGCGCTTGCACCGGTTCGCTGTCGTCGGCTTATCGCGGTGGATATCCAGAAATTCGCGGATATGCATCGGCTTGATCTGATCCAGGGGCGCGTCATTGAACTTCGCGCGCAAGTGTTTCATGTCGTGTTTGTGGGTACGCTGGGTGCTAGTCGCCAACGTTGGCATCACGTCGACCTCGTATTTCGTCATGACGTCGCCGAATGATGGCGACTCCGTCTTGGCGATCTCGTAATGCTCGGCATACTTTCGCAACGCGACGATATAGTCGTCGCCCAGCGGAATTTCCTTGCGCGGCTTCGCGCCGGTGTCCAGGTAGTAGTAGACCTTCCCACTGCGCTGCACGCGCTTGCGCATGTGCGGCGGCAGGTTCAGGTTCTTTGTTGGTTTTCTTCCCATTTCTTCACTTCGGCATCTGCCACACCGGCTTGGCCGGTGCTGCCTGCTTGCGCCCCTCAATTGCGGAGACGGCGACAACAGGCTTCCCGACCGCGTTGACGTGGAACGGGAGGCCCATGCGGCGCAACGCCTCAATCTGCTTCGATTTGATTTTCCGACCGGTCAACTCAGCCAGTTCGTCCGTGGTCAAAAACATGCCCATGTTCACATCCCCTATTCCATCCCACCGCTAAAATCCCGGCGCCGCTCGACCTTCGGCACCGCTTCGCCCACGCCCGGCCGGATGGCGCCCGGCGCGACATGCACCGTTTCGCCCACCCTGCGCTCATTGGCCGGCCGGCGCCTGTCATTCACCGGCGCCGTGAACCACGACGACACGCCTTTGCGTCGATCCGGGCCTCGTTCTTTCATCGCTTCCTCTCCTTGCATTTGCAGGGCCAATGCCCCTGGTTTCTGTTGCAATTGCACTGCGGCAAATCCATCAGCATGTCCCACATCAGGCGCCACATCGTCATGAACCACATGGCGCCTCCTTTGCTTCAATGGCCGCATCAATCGCATCGCGTCCGGTCCCGCTCCAAAAGCGGTATTCCTCTTCTGTCCATGGCCATCTGACGCGGTAAAGCGGAACTGAGCCAGGGCGGTCCATACGATCTATCTGGCATTGCTCGTCGATCATGAAGTCGAGGCGCTTCGCATCCTTTGCCGCCTCGCCAGCCAGTCGAGCGCCCCAGGCGTCTATGTAGGCGATGAGGGCGTTGGCTGCTGTGCCTGCGCTTGCTGATCCGCAGCTCCTCCAGTACGCGCTCATCAACTCGCGGAACTCGGGCGTGTCGATACTCTGCGGTTTCAGTTCATCCGACATTGGTGTGCTCCTTCTTCCATTTGTGGCCGCCGATGATCGGTACCACGATTCCAAGACCGCTGCGCTCCAATGCGCTCACGTTGTGCAGGCCGTAGGCCACGAGGCAGATCGGAGCGCCGGAGTTCGCTGCCGCACGCCGACCGTCGACATAGTGAAAGTGCGGGCGCCCCTGGATGAACAGCACCGCGTCAGCCGCGCCCCACACGGTTTCGTAGAACATGACCGTTTCCGTGCGAGCCGGGATCAAGGCGATACCGTTGCCATGCTCGACCATGCGGCGTAGCCACTTGATCGCCTCGCGGCCGAACGGCGGGTTGCACCACACGCGACCTACCCACGGCTGCGACAGCCCGTCGTCTTCGATGGTGAAGTGACGCACGGCGGTGTCCCACGGGCGCACGACCGGCGCGCACGGGTCCAGGTCGAACGCTCCGCACGCGCGCACGATTTCGGGTGGGGTCAGCCACTCGTCGTTGAGCATGCGGGCAGACTGATGACCAGACAGGCTCATGCGTTCCCTCCTTCCTCTGCCTGCTGTTCGCCGGCCGCACGGATCAGCGCATCTTTCTCGTCTTGCCCAAGCTCGGGCCACTGGTTGTACTGATCGGCCTGCGCATTCCAGCGTGCTTTGGCGACTTCTTCGGCATCTGCCTGCTGTTTTCTGGCCCTCTCCCTGCGCCATTCCTCGAAAGCTTCCCGGTGCTCGGGGCAATACGGGCGGCTTCCAGTCTCCCTGCTGACGCCGGAGCATGCAGGCATATCGCACGGCCGTACTTCCGGTTCTGGGGGCGCCTCTGCCTGCTGTTCGCTGGACAGCGGCGGTGCGGCGTAGAGTTCGACCACAGATTCAGCGCGCATCACATGCTCGGGCGCTGCTTCAGATGCCAGCACGAATTGCGGGGCGCCCACGCTCGGCATGCCGATCCAGTAGCCGAACGGCTCGCCCTGGCTCTGGCGCGCAAGCTGTGCCCGGCACGCCTCCCAGCCTTCCGCCCACTTCTCAGCAGCGATATCGACAGCAGCCTTTTCCGATACCTTGCCCGCAAGCTGGGCGCGCAGATCGGCGATCTCGGCCTGCATACACGCGAAAGCATCCGGGTATAGTCCGAGATGGTCCGGCCCGAGGCTGCGTTCCTGCCACGTCTTCACGCCCTGCGCAGCTTGTGGGGCCTCTTCGGCCGGCGCGCGGACGGTTCCAGCATCGCCAAACCCAGCATCCATGCGGGTTTCAGCCGGTTTCGTGCTGGATTCAGGCGATTTTTCCATCGCCATCCCGCGCGCCCGGCGATCTGCTGCGATGCCCTCGGCGCGGAACTGGCGCATCTGGTCGGCGGTGTAGACCGCGTGAATTCCCGCTCCCGGCTGGGCGACTTGATCCGACGCTGTCCAGTAATTGCCCGGGTAGATCACGCCAACTTTGCGCGGCAACTCCGGCAGTCCGTCCTCACCTATGGATGCGGACGGGCGGCGGGCCAAGAGCCAGATGTCGAAATCGGACGGGTAGGCGTTTTCCTTCAGCAGCTTGGCGCGCGCGACTTCGTACTCGCGGCGCTCGGCATCGATGTTTTGTTCAGCGGCCATGGGGTGCCCTTTCATCAAAGCGCGCCATCGGTCGGCGTCTCGTTAATTCGGCGCGCGTCCAGCGTGTGCGCCATCAGCATCTGCGCCGCATGAACGGGCAATTGCCCGTCGAACTCCATGCGCGCGCCGCCTGCGGTTTTGTAGGCGATGACGAAATGCGCGTGCCCTTCCTTGGGCTTCGCCTTCGACATCGGGACTTTCCATTTCGAGCGCGCCATCACTCGCCTCCCTTCTGCTCTGCCGCGCCGCAGCGCTCGAAATAAAAAATGATCGGGGCCGGCTTCTCTTCCAGCATCCCGAAGCGCAGCGCGTGCCGATACGTCGGATAGTTCCGCTGGAGGACTTCCAGCGTGCGCGCCAGCTTGTCGCGCCAGTCCTCCAGGCTCATCGCGTGCTTGTCGATGTTGCAGGGCGCGCACGCCGGCGCCAGGTTGCCGATATGGTCGTGCTCGGGGCGGTACAACTCGCCGGTGGGCACGAACCCTTTGCCGCGCATGTGCACTAACTTGCGCTGCACCGATTCGATGTGATCGGCGTGCCAGCGGTCGCCCAGCGGAGCGCCGCAGTATGCGCAGCGTCCGCCGTACTTCTCGCGCAGGGCCGCACGCTGCGATTTCGTCAGGCGCATGCGGCACCGCCTTTCTGTTCTGCCGCCTCCTGGGCGCTCCGTTGCATTTCAGCGATGGTTTCGGACAACTGCATCAGCGCGGCGTCCCATCCCTTTTGATACGAAACGGCTTTTTCTGCTGCCACTTCTGGCGGGAGTTCCTTGCCCACGCTTTCGGCGGCAGCGTTGTACGTGGCGTCGCTGACGTACGACAGTGTTCCGAAGCCGGCGAGGCTATAGCCGATCAGTTGGGCCAACTGCTCCCAATCCTCCTGTGGGAAATCCATCATCGCCAGATCGTTCAGCTTGCCGCGCGCGAGGTGGTCGACGATGGCGTTCCGCTTGAAACGTAGGCGCCCTTGCTGGTCAGTTTCCAGCGGCTGGAGTGGGTGACGGCTCATGCCTCGCCTCCCTTACGGCTGGCTGCAATTGCTGCGCGGTCAACCCACTTCCAGACGACTTCGGCGTCATCGTCTTCGCCCTTCGGGACAACGGCGATGCGCATGGTCCGTTTGGGCAGTCGGTGGGCGCAATCGACATCGACCGTCACGTCATCGCCCACGGACATGCAATTGAAGGCGTAGTCGTTGGCGAAATCGTCCGGGCCGTTCGCATACACTTCGTTGTCGTCCGACAGCCACAGCATCATGTCCCGCTCCACATCCTTCGCGTCTGCTGCGCTGGTGGCGATGACACCCCGTGCGAAGTTGAGCAGCTTGGCTTCCCAGTTCGGGTTGTCACCAGCTACGCCGATCAGGTCGTGCTTGTGCATCAGCGCTTCGATGATGTCATCCGTCAGCGCGCCCGCACTGGCAGCGTCAGCTTTCCCCGTCGTGCCGTCGCAAAGTCGGCGAGCAACAGGCTCCAGACGTGAAAGAGCGTGCTTGGCGCGGCGGGATGCGGCGCGAATGTCGTTCAGCGGTTGAATCACGCCGTCCAGCACTTCGCTGCGCTCGGCAATGGCTCGCAGCGCGCGCACACTGTATTCGAGCGCGCACAGTTCGTCGTCGGTCAGGATCGCAGCCAGATCACTTGCTGGTACGACAGCTTTCCCCGTCGTGTCGGAAGGCGAGACAGCGCAAGTGCAGGGGCCGCCATAGCCACCGCCCAGGCATCCTTCGGTATGCCGCGGTTCGGCTGGCGCTGCGTCCTGCTGTGCATGCGCGGCGTGACCGTTCCATCCTTCCAATGCCGCCTTCGCCCAATCAGCATCCCACACGAACGGCATATCGACCGGCATCCCGATGTTCTTCCGCGCCCATGCCTCGAAGTCGTCAGCATGCGCCGCCTCAGGTGCGGCCTTGATCTTGGCGACGATCTGGCTGCAATAGTCGTCGGCCACCAGTCCTTGACACATGCCGCTTTCGGCCAGCGCGAGGATTTCGGCCAGCAGGCCGGGCGTAGCCTCGGGGCCGGCCGGCGCATGGCACACAGGCGCGGGAGACTCGCCGGCAGCAGCGCGCGCTTTGGCGCAATCCGGGCAGTCCTCGTACTGGTCCGGCGGGAAGCCGACTATGCCGCTGTCGTTGCACATGCCGCATTCGGGCTGGTCGATAGCGGGCGATACCTGTCCGATAGGGTGGGCGATAGACTTCTGGGCGAGTGCTTCGATTGCTGCCGTCGCGACCTGTTCCAACTGTTCGCACTTCTTACCCATACCGGGACCGCCCTTGCCCACGTTCCGAGCGTGCATGACCTCGATGTCTACCCAGTTCGACACTGCGCACAGCGCGGCGTCGAGAAGCGAACGATCCGGCGCTGCCGGTGCATCTGCTGCAGCCCGGCGAGCGAGGAGGGATTCGACGTCGGCGAGCATGACGAGAGCGCCTCGTCCTCGCACAAGTTGGCCGCCGTACACGCCGTAGCGCGTCAAGCTGTCCAGGTCGATGCCTGCCGGTGCGGTGTTGGTGGTGTTGGTCATGGCAAGGTATCCTCAAAAGTTTCGTGTTGCTCGCCGACGAGGCGGATCTTGTTTGCGTTCTCGCATGTCATCATGCGCAGACGCAGGCCGATGTTGTTGCCGGGCCCGAGCTGATTCATCAGCCAGCCGACGCAGTGCGCATCCTCCGTCTCGTGGCAGGCCATCACGTTCAGCGTGCCGAATGCGCCGGCGAGGTCGCCCGGCTTGGCGATCGTGCTCGACAGGTTGCGGTGCTTCGTCTCGCAGTAGCCGTTCGGGATGTCGTGCGGGTCGACGTCCTTGCGCCACGGGCACTTCGCGCACTGCGCGGTGCGTTTGAGTTTCCATTTCTCGCTCATTCACCGCTCCCACGTTGGCCGTTCTCAGTGCTGGCGGCCTCGGCCAGGATCATGTCGTTGGTCATTTCACCTTTCCTCCAGCCGCTTTAATCGCAGCCTTGATGGCATCGAGCTTGTCGTTGGGGCAATCGACGAACAGAACGGTCGTATCCTGTGCCTTGCGCCACTTCTTGAATTGAGTTTCGAAGTTGACGCTTTTATCGCCGCGCTCGTCCAGGAGAATCACGCCGCCGTCTATTTCGACTTGAGCATCGTTCGGAATGGTGTGCTCGTCGTAGTCCTCGACAACTTGGCCGTTGACCTTGACTACAGAATCCTCGTGCCAAGCACCTTCGGGCCAGTAGGCGTCGTCGTTGTAGAAGCGCCAGAATTCGGCGCCAGTCGTCTTAATCACGCGCGCCTCCTTCCTTGCTGGCGGCCGGGATAGATCTCGCCCTGAATGCGGATTGCACGGCCTCGATGATGCGACGCATGTAATCGCGGTCGCGACGCTTTGCGTCCTGGCGCAATCCGTGCAGCCCGTTCGTCAGGTTGCTCAGCAGGTAATCCCAGTCGCAGTCGATGAAGAACTGTTCAACAGTCCGGCCGCTCATTCCCATCCAGGCGGCAGCCCATGCGCGATCCCAGCACTGGATAACGATGCGACCTTGGCCCGGCTGGTAGTTCTCCGTGATGACGCGAATCGGGTCGAGGTTCGGCGCGTCCGTGATGGTCAGCATGCTCACGGTCGTGGCTTCGATCTTCATTGCGATTCCTCCTTGCTGGCGATCGGGGATGCGGCCTTGAGGGCGCGGATTTGGCGCGCAGCCTCGGTACCGAGCTCGAAGCTGATTGCGCTCTTGGCGTAGCAGCGCTCCGCGACTTGAGCCGCTTCCTCCAGCGCCTCGTTGCGCGCCTCTCGTACAGCGGCGCCATCAACTCGAAGCTCATTGAATACCTTCAGCAATTCGGCCAACTCTATCGAGCCGTAAGTCATGGGCTTACGGACGTCTTTACCTACCCACTGGATGTCAAGGCCAGCGCGTTTGAAGGCTGCCGCCAACGCGTCGATCGTCAGTGTGTCCTCTCGTACAGCGGAGAGGCGAACCTCGCGTTCGATGGCGCGGGCGAAAGCAATGGCACCTTGCCCGGTGCGCACCTTCATGCTGTTTTCGGCGGCGATTTGCAATATCCGCTCGTCGGTCAGTTCGGCCTGTGCCTGTGCTGCGGGCGCGACCACCTTCGCCAGATACGCGTCGTCGCCGATCAGGATGCGCTTGTCCGTGCCAGTGATCTGCACTTCGGTGCCGGCCGTCTGCGTGCACTGCTGGTACGCGATTGCTGCTGCGATCAGGCGTATCTTCGTGTGCTTGCAGGTGTCTTCGATGTTCATGTCTGCCCCTAGTTTTGTTTGAACTGCACGTTGTTCTGCGCGCCGAATGCCTGGATCAACTCCAGCAAATCCGACATCTCCCGCTTGGTCATGCTGCTGGTGGACTGACCAAGGACGACGAAGCCGCCATCTAAGCCCGGCACGACGTCTTGTTTCTTGAGCGACGACGTGAAGATGTGCTTCCATGATTCAGTGCTCAGGCGCCGGCCATGCCAAACAACCTGCTCACTCACGTCGGTCAGCATCGCCCACATGGCTGCGTTGGCTTCCAGCGTGCGCGTTGGCGGACCGGCCTTGATCACGTAGCCCTCGGGCAGGTTCGCTACCTGCTCGGCGACATGCCTGCGATTGGTGGCCGTGATACGGAAGACGCGCTTCTCGCAAGTCATGGCCGCTTGCCCCATGCGGCGCCTTTCAGGGCTGCGCGCTGCTTCGCCAGTTCTTCGATCTCGGCCACGCACGCATCCATAAGCGTGAGCGTATTGCGGCAGCCCTCCATCAGATCCGCGACGCTCTCGGGCACGTCGTCGTTATCCGGCTGCATCCGGCGCAGTACCTGGGCGGCAGTGGCGCCAAGCTGGCCGCACAGCTTCGACAGCGCGTGCTTGGCGTCTTCATGTGCGGCACGAATTGTCGAATAACGGCCGCGTGCGATCATCAGGTCGATGTCGTTCAGGTTGATCATGCTTGCTCCGCGAGTTGTTGGTTCTGAGCGGCCAGGCGCGCGGCCCGTACCTGCTGATGGTGTTCGACGATGCGCTCGTCGCCGGTCGCTTCCCATGCCTGCTGGGCGATGGTGTTAAGCTCCTTGCCTGTCTTGGCGTCGTCCATGCGCTTGCACCAGTCATCGACCGTGACCTCTTCCGGCGGCTCCGCGCCAGTCTCCAGCCACGCTTTCAACTGCGCGCCGGTATCGGCTGTGATGGGCGCCGGGCTGGCGTTGGAAAACAGGCCCGTGCGGTCCTTGGTCGCAGTGGCGAAATTCCCGTCGTGGATCAGGTCAAGAACGACCGTCATCTCGTACTCGAAGCCATCGCGCTGCTCGGCCTTCATGCCCAGCTTCACGACTTTCTTGCGGCCGTTCTCTTCGGTCTGCGCGGTCTCGGTCTTGCTGCGTAGCGTAACGATGACGTGCATCGGGCTGTGCAGGATCGCATCCAGCAGCGCGCGGTGCCGCGGCGTGACGTCGTTCCAGGCGCTCCACGAGTTGCCCTTGTACTTTACGCGGGCGATCCGGTCGACCTCTTCCAGGCAGCCACCGACACCGCTCCACTCGTGCGTGATGCTGTCGATGATGAGGGTGTCGTAGCCAGCTTCCTCCGCCGCTTTGATCGCCTCGATGTAGCGCTCGGGCGTGAACGGTGCGCCCAGGTTCAGCGTGTCGAAGTCGGTCAGGTGCGAGTACAGCGATGCGCTCTCGCGCTCGGTATCGATGACGGCGATCTTGCCACCCAGGCCGGCCGCCAGCAACAGCGCGCCCCACGTCTTGCCCGACCCGCTCGGCCCTGTCAGTGCGAGCCGTAGCCTTGCTTTCTGACGTGTGGCTTTCGTGAATTTCATGTCGATCTCCAGTGGTTAAAAAGGGATGGTCCCGTTTGCGACTTGCTTATCGCGCTCCGCGCGCTCCTGCTCCGAAATCACCGGGCGCCAGGGTTCGCCGCCTGCGGGCTTGACCGGCATCGGCGGCCACAGGGTCCGGCGCTGGGCTGTCTCTTCGTAGCCCTGCAGCACGTCGGCTGCGTAGTCCAATTGCATGTCGCGCGCCCGGTTCGCTGCGCGCATGGCTTCGCGGTATTTGTGTTTCACATCGGCCTCCAATATGCGATTTCGCTTTGATCATCCAACTGCTGAACTTCCGCTACGATGAACAGAAAGGCAGCGAGGAATACGAGGGCTTGGGCGATGTTGCGGATCATGGCTCGACCTCGCACAGACGCTCGACCAGCTGATGACCCTTGAAGCTAAGGAAGGGATAGCCGGCTCGACCATGCTTCACTGATATCCATGTCACGTGATCTGCGAGCAGTCCGTGCTTCCGGAAGAATCCAAAGGCCTCCTGCATTGCCGGAGCAACGATCTGTTCCTCGGGCATGTCGTCAAACGGATGCGCGCGCGACCGAAGGCGCATCAGCATGATGATTTTCAGTGGGCTCATGGCAACTGCTCCAAAACGCTAGACAGCACGATCGTCATGACCAGACCAGCAAAGCAGATGAAAGGATTCGCCTCGAACCAGTCCAGCTTCCAGAACAGCGCCTCTCCGATAAGGTCGCGAGGCTTGCGCACCAGGCGGCGAGCGATGCGGGCGGCGGGGATCACTTGGCACGCTCCGCGAGCATGGCGTCGGCCAGTGCATAGGCGTTTTGAGCCACCGTGCCATGGTCCCATTCACCGTCGGCGTATTGGCACATCGAGACCATCGTCGGCATAACCTTCGCCGCAAAGTAGTCGCGCAGCGTCATGCCTTCGCCGGAGTACTTGGCGTTGTAATTCGACTCGCTGGTCGGGAACGCAGCGCCGCCGTTATTTTTCGGTTCCATCGTTGCTCCTATCTGGCCGGCGCCGCCGGCGGTTGTTGTTCGGGTGTGGTGGCCGGTGCTGCGTTCTCCGGCTTTGGCTTCGTCTCCTACGAGTTGGTGTTCCAGCGTCTGCCGGGTGATCGAGCCCGGTGCCAGCATCCCAACGCGATAGCGCATCAGCCTGCGCGTTCACCACACAGAAGGGGCCACGTCTTCCCGTGGTGCCATCGGGCGTAGTTCCCGAACCGTCGCCTTGTGCCGGTAGCGCGGCAGGCGCCGTATCAAAGTCCTTTCGGCTGGCTACACCACCCCTTCTGTGTGGTCACCCCTTACGAGGGTGAGGCGTCCTGCTACGCGCCGGTGCGCGCCACATCGACCGCGCCTGCGGCCTTGCCGTACTGGTAGATGGCCCAGAGATCGACCAGGCCGGCGCTCGGTGCGTTGCGTCGGGCCCAGGCTTCGAGGCGCATGCGCTCTTCGGCCGTGTCGCAGTAAGGGCAGTCCGGAAAACCGACGACGCTCTTCGACAGGCTGCCAGTACCGTTGCAGTGTTCGCAGGTCATAGCAGCACCCCGATTTCGCGATTCCACGCCATGCGCTCGATGTGTGCCTGTCGACGCTCCTCTTCCCGGCGCTTCTCGATCGCTTCGACCTGCGAGATCGCTTCAACCTCGGCCTCCGCTTCCATCACCTTGTCGCGGATCGCTTCGAACGTCTTCTTGCCCAGCACCAGGTCGTGCAGGTCGTCGTATGCGGTGGCCAGGTAATCGGTAACCGAATCGCCAACCTCATGCGCCGTTTTCAAGTCGCCGGCAGCAAGCAGCGCCTTGCGGTAGTCGAGTTCTTTGGCGGTCAGGTCGCGAATGAGAAGCTCGCGAGCTTCGTCGTTTGAGAGGCGGTCCATGTCAGTTCTCCGCAGCGGCAAGAGCGGCGCGGGCCAAGTCACCTGCGGCGCGAAATGCATCATCACGATCACGGCGAGCCTGTACATTCTTCTCTTCGACATATTTGGCTCGATCGTTACGGCAGCAGAGGCAGCCAGCCTGATAACCAAGGCCGTGTTTCTCGCAGATGTAGCCGTAGTTGTGATCGCCCTCGACGCGCATCTTCGATTCCGGCCAAACGAAATCCGAGCTATCCCCATAGGTCGGCATCGCCTGCGCAGCCTGATAAGCCTCCAGCGCAGCTTTCATTGGCTCGTGCGAGTTCACGGCGCGGACGATGAAGGCGGCGTTGGCGACAGCTTCCTCGTCAGTAGGAAAGAATCCGCTTTGCGAGTTGCCGTGCACGCTGGCAATCAGCACGCCGCTGTTATTGATCGGGCGGTTGTCCTGCCGGATGATCAGGTCACTTTCGACGCGCCATGGCAATGCTGAGCGCTTGCTGGTGTTGCTCATGCTGTTCTCCATGCCCTGCTGGGCGGTAACTGCCCGCAGTAGCGGGCGCGGGGTTGGTGTTAGTTCGTGTTGCGCGCCTTGCGCTCGATCTCTGCGCGCTTTTCGGCCTGCTCGCGACGCTGCTGGTGCTCCAGCTTGTCGAAGGCGCCCAAGACCTGCCGCGAGTACCGCTTTACGGCTAGGTCAACCAATTTGATGTCCTTTTTCATTTAAGCCGCCGCCAGGTCGTTACGACCGATGAGCTGAGCGCGGATCGAGTCGAACAGGGCACGATCAAGCATCTTGAAAACGCCCTTTGCATCCATCGGCGCATATTTGCCGCCCTGCTTGCGGTATTCGTGGTGTGCCCGGAGGGCAATGGCGCGTTGCTGGTTGTCGAAGTTGGCGATTGCCGCTTTGACTTCACGCTCAACGTTGAAGCCTTTCGCCGGCGCGGTCGCGCATACAGTGCCGAAGTGCTTGATCTCGCCGGTTTCTTCGTTCTCGATCCAAGCGACCTTTTTCAGGTTCTTACGGCCGCAGCATTCGCAGTAGTCGCGCTCGTCGTTCACTGCCAAGACTTTGTAAGTTGCCATCTTCGTTCTCCAGTTCTCGCCGCGCCCAGTGCGCTTGCCGCCAGGCTCTTGCCTGCGGTTGGTTGCGATGGAGTTACTGTACCGGGATTCCGGTATTCGTGTCAACCGGTTTTCCCATATTTTTTATCGAAGGGACTATACTGGGGACAGGCCCGAGCCGTTCGGGCGCGCTGGCCCGGCGTCAGGACGCAAAAAAGCCCGCTCGCGGCGGGCCAGTAGTGCAAGAGGGGAATTGTCTGCGAAGAAGGCGGAGCCTGAAACTGCGGTTAGGAACTACGTTTTATATCGGGCACGTCCTTACCGTAAGCGGCGATGACACAGCATCGCATAGCTGCTTCCAGATACGTGTCGCCGAACGCATCAACTTCTGATGCACATTGCGCGACTTCATCAACCGTAGCCGCATACCCGCGTCCACGCCACCGATAAACCAAGATACCTCGCCTATCGATGATAGGGCCGGCCTGCTCCCATTTTTCGGACGGGCTCCATCCAATCTCTGCAACGTCCTGGGCAGACTGTATCGGCAAATCCTCAGCCTTGGCGACCCAGTAATCAAGTTGCGCGCCTTTAAGCTTACAGGTTTCCATCCCACCTCCTGATTTAGCAACCAGTATACATGGGATTCCCGACTACCACACAAATCGCGCCCCAAGCACAGGCGCATGTATTTTCCCAAGCTTATCAATTCTATCAACTATCTCCGCATCGTTATTGACATCACCAAGCCAACGTTCAACTCCTGAGCAAATATCTTCGCAGAAAATGTCTACTTGTAATTGCAATGTCGAGCCAGACTGATTCTTATGTATCTCAATCCCATTCCCAAAAGGCGCAATGAAGTGGAAATTATTTAATACGGTCTGCGCCCGTTGATCTTCAATAGAAAAATCGCCTTGGTGAAGGAACGCACATCTTAAAGAGTAACAATCAGATGCACAAAGGAACGTGTGAGCATCTACAAAACGACCGGCCTGCGTTTGATATTTTCCAAGAATATAGCGATCAAACCACCCTTCGTACCTCGCTTGAGATTTTTTATTTGGAGCCTCAAGGCGGCCGCAAATATCTGGCAGCGTTAAGGCCATGCTTAGCGCTGAGTACCAGTTTTTTTCCTTGATTGATCTGCGAACAGATTCCACAAAGTGATGCATATGTGCTTTCTCAAAAATCCAGATCGCCGCGAGCGGGGATTATTTTTATACGCAACGGAATATGATTTGCGACTGCTGCGCCGTCCACCCTTGAGTGCCTGAGCTTGACGCCTTTACAAGTTCAAAGCGCTTATTCTGCTTTGAGCAGAACTCGGTCCCTCGCTTAATGCTGACCCCGGAAATTTCTGCATCAGACTTCAGGCCACTATAATCGGCAACCCCAACGATATAAGTATCCTGGCCAGTTGGGATGACATCACTCATAGATTGGCAAGCAGCAAGAAGTGCCGCAATAGAAATACAGATGAATGCTTTCAAATTCCCCTCCCCATAATTTCCCGCAAGAGCGGGGATTATTTTTCAATTGGAGAAATCCGGTAATCGTACCCGCTCGGGATTCCCATAAAGCCGCGCACTACCCACCCAATCGTTCGCACTGCCATCCAATAAGCGAATAATCCGCCAATGAGCCACGCAAGCCCCTGCAGCCGACCGACCCACGCTTGACGTATGTATTCAGCGTCAGCCTCTTCAAAATCCGAGGAGGTTGGAGCAATACTGTCGGCTACAGATTCGGTATAACTACGAACCTCATCAGAATATTCGCTATTCATATACACCATATTATTTGGAGCGTCAGCATATGGAATCAATAAGCGTCCATTATCTGCCTTCGAAGCTTTGAAGCAAGTGCGAATAGAAAATGGCCTTCCGTTTGGCGTGGTGTACTTGTTGTATCGTTTTGCATCAAATACTTCATCGCAGCCATCTATCTTCAATGGCGTGGCCCCAAAAAACAAAATTCGATACTTTATGACTACATTCGGCCTCATATCGTAGATAGCGATGATGCCGCCCAAAAAAATAAAACAGAATATTAGAATTGCAATTCTCCTTGCACCTTCAAAAATATTCATATGTGCGTACTTTCTTTTCTTACGACGCGACCAATGATGATGCACTCGGCACCCTTGCACTGTTTCTTGTGGTATTTCCTCTGATCCGCATTGTCTGAAGCTAGCCACCATTGACCAGCGTCCCGAATCATGCGCTTTACGACCGCTTCGCCCTCATAATTCACGACATACACAGCGCCGTCGACCAGCTTCGTGTCGCGCGTATTTACTATGATCACGTCTCCTGCGTACAAGGCCGGCTCCATGCTCTCGCCTTTGACTGTGATCGAAAGCAATGCCTCCTGCGACAGGCCTTCACGTAGCAACCACTTACGCGGCACGCCCTGAGTTTCACCGTCGTCGTCCTCGGGCTCAACTTGGAAGCCGGTAACGCCGGCCTGCACCCTTAGCTTCACCTTCCGAATCTGGACAAGGCTTGGATCATCGTCTTCGATGGCGACCACTCGCACCGCGCCTGGAGGCAAGTCGAGCACATTCGGATCGGTGCCTTCGCCTGGCCGCATCGGTCCACGCCCCGTCTCAAGCCACAGCGGGTTGACCCCAAGCGCAACCGAGAGCGACGCCAAGTTGGTCGTGCCCTGCGATTTGCCTACCTCTAGGTCCGAGATCGTGCTCTGTTTAAGGCCCGACTTCGCTGCTAGCTCGTTTTGGGTCATCTTGGCCTGCTTCCTGGCCTGTTTAACGCGGCTTCCTATAGACATTCCGATATTGTCGTTCGGAAAAGAACCGGAAAACCGGTTGACATCCAATACCGGAGTTCCCATAATTGTCGTCATGGACATCCCTTTCACTATAAAGCGCCTTCGTCAGGCAGGACTGACCCAAACGCAGATCGGCGATGCGATCGGGCTCAGACAGACATCGATCAGCGACATGGAGGCTGGGAAGGCCGGCGTGAAGCGGCCCTCTTACCACGTCATCCGTGGCTTGGAGCGTCTTGCGTCAAAGCATCGCATTCCAACCGAGCCCCCAAAGGATTCTCAGCCGCAGTAACCCTGCGGTTTTTCGCTCCCCAAAAAGTTGCACATAGGAACGATCCACTGAGCAACAGCAGTACCCGCCAGCCGCAAGGCTGACCCACGTAACCCGCACCACCAAGGAGAAACACCATGAAGAACCTGCACCCAGCAATTGCCGCAGCAGCCTTAGCCCAACTCGACGAAGGACCGCGCGACGAAATCACCCGCGTGCGCACGACCAAGAAGCTGAAAGAAGAGTTCGCCAAGTGCTCAGCAGCAAAGGGGCTCGCAAGCGCAACCCACGCTTACCTGCTCATGAAGCGCGAAGTCACAGCGCATGTTAGGCGCCGCGGATCTAGCGGTACAGGGGCCGGTCAGAGGCCAGTTGTGCACCACGTGAACATGCGGAGGTCGTGGTAACGGCTTCCGACTTCGCCACGAAGCGAAAAAAGAGAGGCCCGGTGGAGACCCGGGCCATGAAAGGAACTTAAACGATGAGCAATGTACCACTAGATAGCTTCGCTGCGACGAAAGTCATTGCGAAAGCGTGCAATTGGGCCGACCGGCGCCGGGATGTGCAGGAAGCGGCGCCGGCCGAGAAGCGTACTGCGGAAGGCCGCTACAAGGTCAGCCGTATCGAGTTGGCCGAAGCCGTCGAGCACTACCGCAAGGCCGAGAAGGCGGGTGATTGACATGGACCATGCAATCACCCTCGTCACTCCCGCCATGAACCGCCAGCGTGGCGCCGATGCATTCGACCAAGGACTTGGCATCGACGATCACAACATGAATCCGTGGGTTGCGGCCGCTGCCGACTGGCGCAAGGGCTGGCAGGAGCGCAAAGCCCAGGTCGAAGCCGAACGGGTTCTTGCCGCTGCCATGGCAATGAGGTGCCCGCCATGACCAAGCGCATCATCTCGTCAGACAAACTGGTCGAGGCCATCGAACTCCGCATCATCAAATCCGCCGACAAAGGTCTCACCGTCGATGCGATCATGAGCGGCTTCAAGATCGGCCGAGCTTGCGTCCGCAATAACCTCAAGTTCCTTGAGGAAGCGGGCCGCATCCATCGCGTCAAGCACACCAAGTCCAAGAACCGCTTTGCTCCGCCGACGACCTTCCACACCTACCATGCGGGCTCTGGCAAGCCTTCGCCGGCTGGCCCCGCGCGCCGTGACTGGCTCGTAGAGGCGTTCTTCGGGCCTGCAAAGGGGAGCGTACATGCGTGACTACTCCAAGGTCGGTCCTCAATTCTGGATCGGGAAGACCGGCAAGGCCTTGCGCAAGCATGGCCTGGAGGCGCAATTGGTAGCCCTGTACCTCATGACCAGCCCGCACGCGAACATGCTCGGGCTGTACTACGTGCCCAAAACGTTTATCGCTCACGAGACTGGCTTGGGCATGGAAGGGGCTTCGAAGGGCCTTCAAGGGTGCATCGATGCCGATTTTTGCAGGTACGACGAGGACAGCGAGATGGTTTGGGTCATCGAAATGGCCCGATTCCAGATCGCTGACCAGTTGAAGGACAAGGATTTGCGCATCAAGGGCGTGCAAAGCGAGTACGACTCTCTCCCTGAGAACCCGTTCCTGGCCGCGTTTTACGACATGTATGCATCGGCCTTCTTCATGGCTTCGAAACGGGGAGTTGATAGCCCCTTAGAAGCCCCTTCGAAGCCCCTTGCAAGCCAAGAACAGGAACAGGAGCAAGAACAGAAGCAAGAGCAGGAACAAAGACATGTCGAGCGCCGCGGTGCGTCGCCCGACCGCGATGTTGTCGGCGAGGTGTTCGCCTACTGGCAGAAGACGATGAACTCTCCCGGCTCCAAGCTGGACGACAAACGCCGCAAGGCCATCGTCAACGCGCTGAAGCTCTACGAGCCACGCCAAGTCTGCGAAGCCATCCTTGGGTGCTCGCGCAGTGTGTGGCACATGGGCCAGAACGACCGGCACCGAAAGTTCAACGGGCTAGACCTGATCCTGCGCGACGCGGAGCACATCGACATGTTCGTCGAGCTGGCGAGCAAGCGAACCACCGGCCCGGAGAGCATTGAGGAGCGCAACGCTCGCATCCTGGCCGAGTTGGTGGCGCAGGATTCGACGGCGGATCCGGACGTGATCGACGTGGATATGACCGAGGTGGACCATGCATAACGACGACCTGCCGCAGTTTGCCAAGCTGCTGGGCGACGTGTTCGCCGGCTACGGCAAATCGCTGACCGACGCGAAAGAGATTGGCCTGTGGTTCAAGCAGCTTTCGCCCTTCCCGCCCGCGACGATCCGTAAGGCGTTCGAAGCCTACCGCATGGAGCGTCCGGACTTCGCGCCGGTACCCAACGGCATCGTTGCCCGCTGCAAGATGCTGGACGGCCGTCCGGACGAAAACGAAGCATGGGCCGTCGCCATCACCAGCCAGGACGAGCGCGAGACCGTCGTGTGGACTGGCGAGATGGCCGAGGCGTTCAACCTCGCTCGGCCGCTGCTGGACAACGGCGACGAGATCGGCGCGCGCATGGCGTTCAAGGACGCGTACAAGCGCCTCGTCGACGACGCCCGTGCTTCGAACAAGCCAGCGCAGTGGTCGGTGTCGGCCGGCTGGGACGCGTCGCGCCGCCAGATCGCCGTAGAGAAAGCCATCGTTGCCGGGCTGCTGGCCGGGCCGCAACCGCATCTCGCGCTGCCGAACGAGTCGGGCACTTCGCAAGCTGAGCCGGAAGGCCTCAAGCGTCTGAAGGAAGCGATGGCCCAACTGCACGACCAGAATGCGCGCGCCGCGGAGCAGTACGAAGCTCAGATCGCCGAGCAGGAGAAGGCGGAACGCGCACGCCGCGAGGCGATCGACCAGAAGGTGCGCGATTACCTAGCCGCGCATCCGGAGGCGCGCTACGGCGATCTGCTGAAAGGTTACGCGCCATGACTGACGCCGATCTCCGTGCCTACTTCGCCACGCATGCGCCCCAGTCGATCCCCGACTGGTTCAAGGGCGAGCGCACGACTAGCGTTCCGGCCATTCCTGACGCTCCGTCTCACTGGGGTGCCGCGCAGGCCAGCCAGTTCGCCGACCTAAAGAACGGCACCGGGCTTGTCTCTCATGCATCGCCCGAGGTGGCCGACTTCTACGCGCGCTGGTTGGCTGCGAAGGACCGTCAGAACGCATGGCGCGACCAGCAGCGCGAACGCAAGTACTTCGCCTGGCGTTGGTACTACGCCGACCAGATGATGGCCTCCCGCCGAGGACCGACATGAACCGCCCGCCCCAGCCCTGCGTCCTGTGCCAGCGCTTCCACCGCCACGCCGAAGCCCAGCCTGGCCAAGGCTACTGCGAAGGCAAAGAGGTGTTCCGGCGCCACGACGACACGAACGAGGCTTGCGTGCTGTGGAAGGAAGCAGCGAACAGGCAAGAGCGCAGGGCGTGGGCGGAACAACAACCGAAGGAGACGACGTGACCGTAGCAGTTTTGTTCGCTAGGGCCGACAGCAACTACAAGACCCTAGCTGGCTGTGACGTGTGGGACGCCGAGCGCGACGCACGTAACTGGCCGGGAGGCTCGCCCATCGTGGCGCACCCGCCGTGCCGCGCCTGGGGGCGCATGCGCCAGTTCGCCAAGCCGCGCGACGATGAAAAGGAATTGGCCCGCTTTGCCGTCGCCAATATTCGTCGGTGGGGGGGCGTACTGGAGCATCCAGCCGAGTCCACGCTGTGGGCCGACCAGATGTTGCCGCTGCCAGGGCGTGCACCGGATCGATTCGGCGGCTGGACGATGGCATTTGACCAGTTTCACTTCGGACACCGCGCCGAGAAGTCGACCTGGCTGTACATCGTCGGCGTGCACCCGGACGACCTTCCTCCGATCCCGCATCGCGAGGGAAGCCCGACGCACTGCATCCGCCCGACCAAAAGCTACCCGCGCCTGCCATCAGTGACGAAGGCGGAAAGAGAGCATACACCCCACGCCCTGGCTGTGTGGCTGGTGGAGGTGGCAAGGAGAGCCAGGGCATCGAAAGCAAAACAGGAGACGACATGCACCGATACCACCTCGAAGTAATCGCCGCCCTTGAATTCGCCCGGCTGATGATGCGGCTGGGCGTGGGGCAGCACTGACGAGACCATTTCGCGCGCGAGCGCACCACCGAGCCGGGTTACGGCTTCGACAACAACCTGAAAGGGCAACATGAGCACCAAGATCACTCCCACCGTCGGCCGCGTCGTTCTGGTCTTCTTCGCCGCTGGCACGAACCTGCCCGGCTACGCACTGCCGTCGGATCCGGCGACCCCGATCCCGGGCCTGATCACCTACGTGCACAGCGAAAGCTGCATCAGCATCGCCGCGTTCGACGTCAGCGGCGTCAGCCTGCCGCTCATATCGGTGCAGCTGCTGCAGGAAGGCGACGAGCGTCCGGACAGAAGTTGCTGGGCCGAGTGGATGCCTTACCAGATTGGCCAGGCCAAGAAGGCCGAGGACCGCGAGCACGACGCGAAGCAACTGGCCGTCGCCGAAAGCCGCGCCAGCGAGTCGGCCGGTATGCGCGCGCACGCGCTCGACATGGCCCTGCGCACCCCGGGACTGTGCAGCCATCACGACGTGCTGAAGGCGGCCGCGGCGTACCAGGAGCACATTGCGGGCAAGGCCGCGCCGTCCGCACGCGAGTTGGCACTGGAAGAGTTACTGCGCTCAGCCTGCGCGATCGCTGATCGCAAGGGCGCCGACACCGCATGGGACAGATTCGTCGCCAGCATCCATGCCGTCGGCCTGAACGGCGTGACCGCGCGCACGTACCGCATTCTGCCGTCCGACGAGCAATAACCACCACCCCGCCCGGCCAGTCCTGGGCGCACAACAACGGGAGAAACTGATAGATGAAGCCGAAATTGACGAGATGGATTAGCGGCAGCGTAAAGCCGGCGCACGCCGGTGTGTACCAACGCGATTACCGTGTGGCCCGTGGCGATCGAGATGTGGGCATCACATACAGCTTTTGGAACGGAACGCGCTGGGGCACATTTGGAGAGACGCCGGAAAACGCGGTTCAGTGGGGTCAACTTGGATCGGCATATCAAGACTTGCCGTGGCGCGGACTTGCTAGCGATCCGAGGAAGCCGGCATGACCACCCTCACCCGCTCCACCATTTTCCTCGTGCTGGCTGCGCTGGCCGGCTGCTCGGGTCAAACGAAAGAAGCCCGTGCGCTCCACAAGGTCATCGTCTTCGATCGCACGGGTTGTGCATTCATGCTCCGCGCGAACTTGGGCGACACCTTGTTCGCCGACCGCTTGACCGATCTGGATCGCCAGGGTTGCGACACGAAGCGATTCCAAGAGGTGCAGCCATGACGCTGACCCGCTCCACCGCCCTGCGCACCACGCTCCGCGAGCGTAAGTGCACCGTCTGCAAGAGCAAGTTCACGCAGCAGCGGCCGATGCAGGCTGTGTGCTCGCCGGCCTGCGCAATCGCTCACGGCAAGAAGGTAGCAGCCAAGCAGGCAGCAGCACGGGTGCGCGCCGACCGCGCCGCCACCAAGGCCGCGCTCGAGAAGTTCAAGACCAAGGCCCAATGGATCGCCGACGTTCAGCGCGTATTCAACGCCTACATTCGGGAGCGGGACCGCGACAAGCCGTGCATCTGCTGCGGCCAGTTCTTCGACACCAAGGACACGATCACCGGTGGCCAGTGGGACGCTGGCCACTACCTGTCGCGTGGGTCCGCCGCGCATCTGCGCTTCGACGAGCGCAACGTCCACAAGCAGCTCAAGGGCCACAACCGACCGGGCGGTACGACGCGCGGCCAGTTCCGCGCCGGGATGATCGCACGGCTCGGCCTCGCCGCGGTGGAAGCGCTGGAAGCCGACCAGACGCCACGCAACTACACCATCGACGACTTGAAGCGCATGAAGGCCGAATACGCCGCCAAGCTGCGCGCACTGAAGGAGACAGCATGAGCATATTTGGAGATCGTACGACACAGGGTTCATTCGAGGACGCGCGCCGGCTACAGGTTTGCGGCACATGCAAGCGCGACATCCTTCCGCCTGCGTCGCTCCCCGGCCTTGGCTATCACTGGTCGCACTTCTGCCAATGCGTGAAGGTGCAAACGCGTAAGGAAGCACCATGACCACTCTCGCCCTTGCCCTCTGGCTCGCCCTGTCTCCGGTAGTCGGCATCCTCGCCGGCCGATTCATCAACACTGGCATGGTGGAGAAGCAGCCTTGACGGAACAACACGACATCGACACCCGACTTGACAACTGGTCCCGCTGGCTCCGCTCCCTGGAGCGCAACCGCGGATCATGCATCACCGGCATCATCTGCGCCAACATGCGCGAGGCCGCGCTCGGCAACGTCTGGAGCGGCCACGACGCGCCAGAGCCGATCGACACGGACGACGCCCAGCGCATCGAGCGCGCCATGCGGAGCGTCATCAAGCCAAAGCGCGACGCGCTGCGCCTGCACTACGTGGAGGGCGCCCGGTGGCAAATTATCTGCCGCCGCGCACACGTGCGGGTATCGCGCGAGCACTTCGACATGGTGATGCGGCAGGCCCGCGAGGCGGTAGAATGGCAGGTCAACAAGGAGGCAGCATGAAGGTCGCGGAACTGAAAGGCGCGCTGCTCGATGCGTGGGTGGCGCGAGCCGAGGGATACGACGTTGTCCCGGCGCCTACTGACCCGCAAGGATGCTGGGTTGATACTGGCGGTACCCCGTTCCCGTTTCGGCCCTCGACCGACTGGAGCCAGGGCGGCCCAATAATCGAGCGGGAAGGTATCGCGCCGTTCAAAGGCCATGACTGCTGGGGTGCGGAGGTAAGGGGCGAGAGCCCTGACCACTGGATCGACACCACGACCTATGACGCTGACGCTACCGGCCCGACGCCGCTCATCGCCGCCATGCGCGCATACGTGGCTAGTAAGTTCGGCGAGGAAGTACCTGATTCCTAAGCGAAATCTCTTGACAGCAGGCAAACTCAGCAGTAAATTCCAAGCAACAACTTATTTCCGTCACTCAAGACGCGTCGATTGCTCCCATGCGGGAGCTTTCGGCCGCCTGGAGAAAATGAAGCCCCGCGATCAGCAGTGATCCGGGGCTTTTTGCTTTCAGTGCCAATGAGGTGCAACGCTCGATCAGCCGGTTGTCCCGGTAGCCGCAAGGCTGTTGCCGTCACTCTCACGACACGAGAGATCACACGCATGCTGATTGATAGCGAGGCGCTTCGCTGACCAAGCGCAGTTCGAATCGAGTAGAACGCGGAATCAGTCAGCAGTCGTGTGGTGAATGCGCATTAGCTGATGCGCGCTGCGTAACTTCGGGATAAACAGCGATTTCGCCGGGACGCCAGCACCGGCCACCACAACCAGTTACCGTCTTCCGTTGTCTCCTCCCTTGACGGGGATCTTAGCCCCGGCCTCACCCGCCGGGGCATTTTTTTGACCGATTGCTATGGCTGTTACCTACGACCCTGAGCAGGCTGCCGCATTTTGCGCCGCGATGGCGTCGACGACCGACAGCATTGCCACGATCTGCAAGCGCAAGGGCATGCCGAGCAAGGCGACGGTGTTCCGGTGGCGTGCCAAGAGCCCGGAATTCAAGGCGATGTACGAGGCGGCCAAGGAAGATCAGCTTTATGCCGGAATCGAGGAATGCATTGAGATTGCAGACACGGCAGAGGCATCGACTGAAGGCATCCAGAAGGCGAAATTGCGCATTTACGCTCGCCTGGAAGTAGCGCAGCGACTGAAGCCGAAGACCTTGGGCGCCAAGATCGACGTGAACCACGGCGGCCAAGACGGCAACCCGATCAAGACTGAATCGAAAGTGACGATATCGGCAGAGGAGGCGTACAAGAGGATGCTCGATGGGGGCGCCTGAGTGGTTCGATTTCCGGGCGCCCGATTACGAACGCATTTACCAGATGCGCGCGGAACGCCTGCAGCGCCTGCGTGACGCACCCGAATTGCTGCCCGGACTGAAAGAGCATTACAAGGCTAACCCGGTCGACTTCATCAGCGACTGGGGCATGACGTTCGATCCGCGTAACGCGGAGATCGGATTGCCCACGGTGATCCCATTCGTGCTGTTTCCGAAGCAGGAGGAATTCGTAACCTGGGTCTTCGAGCGCTGGCGTGGTCGTGAAGATGGTTTGGCCGAGAAATCGCGTGATATGGGAATCTCTTGGCTGTGCGTTGCGATCTCCGTCTGGATGTGGACGTTCTACCCGGGCGTGGTGATCGGCTTCGGTAGCCGCAAGGAAGAATACGTCGATAAACTTGGCGACCCGAAATCGCTGTTCTGGAAGGTGCGCCAGTTCGTCAGCCTGCTGCCCGCCGAGTTCCGGCCTATCGGCTACGACGAGGGAAAGCACGCGCCGCACATGCGCATCCTGAACCCTGAGAACGATTCGGCGATCGTCGGCGAGGCGGGCGATAACATCGGGCGAGGTAACCGCACGTCGATCTACTTCAAGGACGAATCGGCGTTCTACGAGCGTCCGGAAGCCATCGACGCCGCACTGTCGCAGACGTCGAACTGCAAGATTGACGTGTCGACCGTGAATGGCAACGGCAACCCGTTCTTCAAAAAGCGGCATGGCGGCAAGGTCAAGGTATTCACGTTCCACTGGCGCGCAGACCCGCGTAAGGACGATGCCTGGTATCAGAAGCAATGCGCGGCCCTAGATCCTGTGATCGTCGCCCAGGAAATCGACATCGACTACAACGCATCCACCTCGGATGCGTGGATCAGTGGTGACAGCGTCGTGAAGGCGCAGAGCAACGGCCCGGCCGATGTCGATGCGTTCGGTGATTGGCGTATTGGTGTGGACGCCGCGCACTTCGGCGACGACGAAAGCGTGATTCACAAACGACGCGGGCGGCTGAACCTGCGCCAGGTCACGCGACGTGGCCTCGATGGCATCCAGCTCGCCGGCGTGGTTGAGTCGGAATGTGACGACTTGGTCCAGGCCGGGGGCCGCATCGAGACAATCGTGATCGAGCTCGATGGCCCCGGCGTCTCGTGCTACGACCAACTGAAGGCTGGGCGCTATGCGCGCTACGTCGTGGGCGTGCACACCGGCGCCCGTCTGTCGGACGGGAAGAACTTCAATGTCCGAGCGCGAATGTGGCGAGACGCGCGCGACTACCTAGATGAGCCTCCGGTATCGATGGATTCATGTGGCGAGTTGCGCTCGCAACTGTCCTCTGTGAAGTACCGCTACGAAAAGGGACTGCTACTGATGCAGTCGAAGAAGGAATACAAGAAGGTGTACGGCAAATCGCCGGACCGGGCGGATGCGTTCGTGCTCACGTTCGCCGGACCAATGCAGCCGGAATGGCATGACGAAGAAGACCCGGACTACACCGGCAGATCAACGATTGGCGGCTACTGATGGCATACGAAACTATCGAAATGGATGATGCGCAGGACAACGCGCCGGCTGAGAAGCAGCACCCGGCCGACCTGCTGCGCTCGTTCATCGGCCAGGCCAACATCGTGCCCATGCTCGACGCCGAAATCGTCAGCAAGATTGGCATGGAGGTCACACGCGGCTACGACATCGACAAATCTAGCCGCGGCGAATGGGAAAAGATGATGCAGGCGGCCATGGATTTGGCCATGCAGGTCACGCAGGATAAGAACTGGCCGTGGCCGAAGGCGGCGAACGTCAAATACCCGCTCATCACGACCGGCGCCATCCAGTTCAGCGCACGCGCCTACCCGGCCATCATCCAGGGCGAGCAAGTCGTCAAAGGCATGGTCATTGGGCCCGATCCGGATGGCACGAAGCAGGAGCGCGCCGACCGCATCGGCAATCACATGTCCTACCAGCTGCTGGAGCAGATCGAGGACTGGGACGAGGACACCGACAAATTGCTGATGCAAGTCGCAATTGTCGGCTGCTGCTTCCGCAAAACCTACTTCGACACGTCGCTTGGCCGTCCGCGCAGTGAAATGGTGCCGGCGAAGTACGTGATCTATGACCACGGCACCCCGTGGAAGGATCTGCGTCGCGTCACGCAATGCCTGTCGCTGTACAAGAACGACGTGATCGAGCGTGTCCGCGGCGACATCTACGTGGACGTGCAGCTTCGCACGCCGGCCGGCGGCGCCGAGAACGACGAAGACGCTCCGTACGAGTTTCTGGAGCAGCACTGCTGGTACGACCTGGACGGCGACGGCTACAAGGAGCCATACACCGTCACCGTGGTCAAGGAGACGTCCGAGGTGGCACGCATCGTCGCGCGCTTCGACGAGGACGGCATCTACCTGAACGCGAAGGGCGAAATCTCGAAAATCGAGCCAGTCGGCTACTGGACGAAATACCCGTTCATGCCGAACCCGGATGGCGGATCCTACGACGTCGGCCTTGGCCTGCTGCTGAACCCGATCAACGAGACCATAAACACGGTCCTGAATCAGATGCTGGACGCCGGCACGCTGGCCAATACTGGCGGTGGCTTCATCGGCAGCGGATTGAAGATGAAAGGCGGCGCGGCCCGCTTCGCGCCTGGCGAGTTCAAGCCGGTCGACAATGCCGGCGCCAAGATCGCGGACAGCATCTACCACATGCAGTTCCCGGGCCCGAGCCCGGTTCTGTTCCAGTTGCTGGGCATGCTGATCGAGGCCGGCAAAGACATCTCGTCGGTGAAGGACATCCTGACCGGTGAGCAGCAAGGCGTGAATCAGCCGGCGACGACCACCCTGGCGCTCATCGAGCAGGGCCAGAAGGTGTTCAGCGCGATCTACAAGCGCGTGCACCGCTCGCTGAAGGCCGAGTTCAAGAAGCTGTTCCGGCTGAACCGGCTCTACCTGCAGCCGGAGGACTACTACCGCTTCCAGGACAAATCGGAGCCGATCTACCTCGAAGACTACCAGGGCGACGGCACCGATGTCGCACCGGTCAGCGACCCGAATCTGGTTTCTGATGCCCAGGAACTGGCCCGCGCCGAGGCCATGATTCAGCAGTTCAAGGGCGATCCGTTCATCGATCAGGTCGAGTTGCGCCGCCGCTTCCTGCGCGCACTCAAGACGCCCGACATCGAACAGATCCTTGTCACCGAGCCTCCTCCTCCACCGCAAGACCCGAAGGTGATGGAGGTTCAGGGCAAGCTCGCCGCGATGGAGGTTGAGGTCAACGCGAAGGCCGAGAAGATGATGGCCGAGATCGAAAACCTCCAAGCGAAAAACGCACAGCTCGAAGCAGACGCCGCGCTGAAATTGGCACAAGCGGCAGCAGTCGGCGGCGAACAGCAATTCGCGTTCTTCATGGCGCAGGTCCAGCACATGCTCGACACCCATCTGGAACAAACCAAGGCAGCTTTACAACCGCAGCAACCACAGGGAGAAGCAAATGGCACCACAGGGAATGAGCAAGGAGGATTACCAGCAATGGAAGGAGCACCCGCTGACGCAGCAGTTCCATCAGTTCCTTCGGGACTACCGGCAGAAATGGATGGAGGAATGGGCGTCGGGGACGCTTCTGGGGCACGAGGCGATTCAGGCGGCTGAGCGATGCCAGATGGCGGCGGAGTTGGCGAGCCTGGATGATGACTTCATCGCCGCGTTCTACCGCACGAACCAAGTCAAGGAAGGAGCGAACTGATGTACCAACAGATCAAGCAACTGGCCGACGAGGCTCTGGCCCTGCAGAACAAGGATCGCATGGACGCCGCACTGCGCGAGATCAGCGCGCTGTGCGTGAACGATTCGGATGGCGTATCGATCCCCGATGGGATATCGCCAAAGATGCTTTGGCCGGCTGCGAAGCAATTTTTCGACGCCCGCTATCCGGTCGATGATGCTGCGTCAAGCTTCAGCCTTGCTCATGTCAAGCAGCAAGGTTGCGCCGTCCATCCTGACGATATCAGTGCCCCGATGAGCGACAAGCAGGAAGCACGTCAGCTTGCGGCCTACGAGCGTGATGTTGCCGCTGGTGGACCGGTAAGCGCCGGCGAAGGTGGCGACCAATGAGCGGCGCCGTGAACACCTCCGGTATCCAGCCGGTCGAGTACAAAATCCTCATCCTGCCCGAGGCGGCCGAAGAGACCGACGAGGTACTGCGCCGCGCCAAGGCTGCTGGCCTGGCCCTGGTCGACAAGACCACCGAGCGCGAGAAGATGGCCCAGGTGAAGGGGCGCCTCATCGCGGTCGGCGGCAACGCCTTCGAGGACTGGTCCGGCCGGGTGCCGCAGCTCGGCGACGTCGTCTGGTTTGCCAAGTACGCCGGCTACGTCGTCAAGGGCGACGACGGCCAGGAATACCGCCTCGCCAACGACAAGGACATCAGCGCGGTGCTGTTGCCCAGTTCCTCGACCGAATAAGGAAGACTCATGCTCACATTCAGGAAGAAATACCCGTTCCTCAACGCCGCAGACGGCGAGGAAGGCGGTTCCAGCAGCGGTGGCGCGGCTGCCGGCGGCCAGAACCCAGGCGCCGCGGAAGATGACAGCGGCGCCGACGAGGCCCAGCAGCAGATCGAAGCGCGCGCCCGTGCGATGGGCTGGACGCCAAAGGACGAGTTCAAGGGCGATCCGGCCAAATGGCGCGACGCCGGCGAGTTCGTCGAGCGCGGCGAAAACCTCCTGCCGCTGGTGAAGGCGCAGAACAAACGCCTGGAAGCCAAGATCGCTGAGTTGGAAAAGACCACGCGTGATTTCGCCGAGCACCTCAGCAAAACCGAGCAGCGCGCATACGATCGCGCCCTGGCTGACCTGAAGGAACAGCGCAAAGCTGCCCTCGCGGCCGGCGACGGCGACGCATTCGAGAAGGCCGACGACCAAATCAAGGAAGTCGAGCGCGACATGGCCGCCAAAGCTGCAAAAAACGCCAAGAAGGATGACGGCGGCGCCGACCCGGTCTACACCGAGTGGGAATCGCGCAATCCATGGCTGAAGGACTCCGAACTGTCCGACTATGCCGAGTTCGCCGCGCAGAAGCTGCGCCAGTCCGGCGAAAAAGCGACCGGCGCCGAGTTCCTCGATTTGGTTGCGGCGAAGGTGAAGGCCCAGTTCCCGGCCAAGTTCACCAACCCGCGCCGTGAGACCGCCCAGGCTGTGGAAGGAGCCGCGCCGGCCCGTCGAGGCGGCGGCAAAACGTACGCCGACATGCCGGCCGAGGCTCGCGCGGCGTGCGACCGCATGGCCAAGAATGGCTTCGGCGGCGATGAAAAAGCGATGGCCAAGTTCAAGGCCGACTATGTGAAGCAGTACTTCGAAGAGGCGTGATCATGAGCCGTGCACCACGAGCAGAAAACAGGGAAGAAGAAGGCAGAAATAAGCGCGTACCGCTGGGCGTGGCGCGTTCCAAGTTGACTGTCGCCGGCCGACCTGGCTACGTCCGTCGTTGGATCAATGATTACGATGGCCGCCTGCAAAACGCGCAGGAAGGCGGGTATGAGTTTGTCCTGAACGAGAACGTAAAGCAGATCGGCGATCAGGATATCGACAACGAGAACCGTGATTTGGGTGCACGCGTCTCCCGCGTGGTCGACAAGACCACCGGCCAGCGCGCCTATCTCATGGAGATCAAGGCAGATTTTTACGAGGAAGACCAGCGCTCCAAGGTGGCCAAGGTCGAAGAAACCGACCGGCGCATCCGCAAGGGCAAGCTGGAAGAAGTCGAGGAATCCTATATTCCGGACCAAGGTCGCGGAATCCAGATCACGAACCAGCGACGCTAATCCAATCCTCGGCGTTCGCGCCGATCCCTATCCACTCGGGCCGCCATTGAGCGGCCCTTGCCTTTTCTGGAGCATCCACAATGGCAAATGCTGATACCCCGGCAGGCGCACGGCCTGCCATGCACCGGAACGGAGCCCCGTACAACGGCTCCTTCCGAGTGTACGCACACCCGGCCAGCGATGGCACGGCGCTGATGATCGGCGACTTCGTGAAGTTGGCCGGCACCGGCGAAACGATCAATGGGCGCGTGCTGCAAGACGTGATCCGCGCCGCAACAGGCGATGTCATCGTCGGCGTGGTCGTCGGCGTCAAGCCCGACACGCAAGACAGCCTGCGCTACTGCGCCGCATCGACCCTGCGTGAGGTCTACGTCGCTGATGACCCGGATCTGCTGTTCGAGATTCAGGAAGGCAGCACCGGCACGCCTCTGACCGCCAACGACATCGGTCTGAACATCAACTTCGTCGTCGCCTCCGGCAGCACCGTCACGGCGCTGTCCGGCACGCAGCTCGACAACTCGACCGAGGCCACCACCAGCACGCTCGACCTGCACCTCGTGCAGCCCGTCCCGCGTGAAGACAACGCGATCGGCTATTCGTGCAAATGGCTGGTGACGATCAACCGTCACCAATATTCCAACCAAGTAGCGGGGGTCTAAATCATGCCTGGAACTATCACTACTGGCGCCCATCCCAAAGCGCTCTGGCCGGGCGTGTTCAGCATGTTCGGCATGTCCTACAACAACCGCGACCAATGGCGCGATCTGGTCACCGTCCAGACCTCCGACAAGCATCGCGAAGAGATGGTGCAGAACAACGGCTTCGGCCTGGCTGCCATCAAGGAGCAAGGCGGCTCGATCGCCTACGACACGACCAGCCAGGGCGGAACCGCCACGGCCTATCACGTGGTGTACGGCCTGGGCTACATCATCACGCGCGAAGCCATCGAGGACAACCTCTACGAGAAGCTGGCCATGCAGCGCGCTAAGGCGCTGAAACGCGCGATGGTCGAGACGAAGAACACCGTCGTGGCCAACTGGTTCAACCGTGGCTTCGACACGAACTATAACGTCGGCCCGGATTCCAAGCCGCTGTTCTCGGCCACGCACCCGTCGACGTCCGGCAACCAGAGCAACACCCTGGCGACCGCTGCCGACCTGTCCGAGGCCTCGCTGGAAGACCTGGTCATCCAGGCCAACGGCGCGACGGACGACCGCGGCAACAAGATCGCGCTGCAGGTGCGTTCGCTGCACATCCCGCGTCAGCTGGAATTCGATGCGGCCCGCATCCTGAAGTCGATCAACCAGAACGACACGGCCAACAACGCGATCAACGCGCTGCGCGCCATGGGCACGTTCCCGGAAGGCTTCAAGGTCAACAACTTTTTCACCGACCCGGACGCGTTCTTCATCCGCACCGACGTGGAATCTGGCCTGACGCTGTTCCAGCGCCGCGAACTGGAATTCACGAAAGACAACGACTTCGGCACCGAGAACGCGCTCGCGAAAGCGACCGAGCGCTACTCGCTCCAGATCGGCGACTTCCGCGAATGGTGGGGTAGCCCCGGCGCATAACGTCGGTCGAACCAGGAGTGCCGGCGCCCTGTCCGGCGAATGAAAAGGGCGGCTTCGGCCGTCCTTTCCTTTTTGGAGAACAAAATGCCTTACTCGAATTTCCCGGGTGGTTTTGCCCAAGGGCTGACCATCCGCAACCTGCCGCTCACCATGATCAACCCGGGCAAAGTGTTCTGGGTCTACAACGGTACCGCCCTGCAGCCCGGCCAACGCGGCGGCTCGGACGGCAACAAGGGCACCTACGATTCGCCGTTCGCGACGATCGCAGGTGCGCTGGCCCAGTGCACCGCCGGCCGCGGCGATATCATCATGGTCAAGCCGGGCCACGCTGAAACCATCAACAGCGCATCGGTGCTGGCCCTGAACGTGTCCGACGTCGCAATCATCGGCCTCGGGACCGGCTCCAAGCGCCCTACCCTGACGTTCACCACGGCCAATACGGCGAACATCCCGGTGACGGCGGCGAATGTCAGCATCAAGAACTTCCTGTTCGTGGCGAACTTCCTGGCCATCGCCTCCGTATTCACCGCAACCGGCACCGCTACGCCGACGGATTTCTCCGTCGAGAACTGCGAATTCCGCGATACCTCGTCGGTGCTGAACTTCGTGTCGATCGTCACCGGCAATGCCACCGCGAACAGCATGGATGGCCTGTCGTTCACCAGCAATCGCATTTCCAGCCTGGGCACCACGGCCGCGACGACCGCGATCAAACTCAGCTCTGCCACCGACCGCGTGACCATCACCGACAACTTCGGCAACTGGGCGATCCTGAACGACACCGCTGCCATGCTGGCGGCCGGCGCGAACAACGTCACGAACTTCAACTTCGGCCGCAACCGACTGAACCGCCCGAACACCAGTTCGACCGGCGGCTCCTTCATCAGCACCTCGGGCACGGCCTGGACCGGGCATGCGTACGACAACTACATGTACCAGTTGGATAACACCGCTGGTATCTGGATCCCGACCGGCACCGGCCTGGCTTTCAGCAACAACTACAGCCCAATCACCGGCGCGGCCGACAAGTCGGGCCTGATCAACCCGGCTGCTGTGTAACCCCCTGCTCGGGCGCCTGTAAGGGCCTGGGCACTTCTACTGGAGGCCGACATGGCAGATGCGGTAACCGCACAGACGCTCGTTGACAGCGAGCGCAACGTGGTCATGAAGTTCACGAACATTTCCGACGGCACGGGCGAATCCGCAGTGCTCAAGGTCGACGTCTCAACGCTTGCCGGCGCGCCGACGAGCGTGCGCATCGACCGAATCGATTACGACATCGCCGGCATGGCCGTGAACATCCTGTGGGACGCCGATACCGACGCGACCTGCATCGTGCTGGCCGGCCACGGCACGCTTGATTTCGGGTGTGTCGGAGGCCTGCAGAACAACGCGGGCACCGGCAAGACCGGAGACATCCTGTTCACCACCATCGGGCACAGCGCGAACGATACCTATTCGATCGTGCTGCACATGAAGAAGAACTGATCATGGCCTACATCCAAGAATTCATCCTGGGTGACAGCAAAGCCTGCTGCGATGTATGTGGCTTCGACTTCAAGCAATCGCAGCTTCGCAAGCGCTGGGATGGCGCCATGGTCTGTTCGAAGGACTACGAGGCGAGACACCCTCAAGACTTCGTCAAAGCTCGTCCCGAGCGAAACACCGTCAAGGACGCCCGTCCAGCCCCAGAGCCGCGTTTCGTCGAGGCCAACGAAATAACCCCCGATAGCTTATGACCACGAGCGGAACCGACACCTTCAGCATCACCCGCGATGACATCATCACCGCGGCCGCGCTGGAAAACGGCGACCTCGCCCTTGGTGAGACCCTGGACGAAAGCACGCTGGCTCAGTACAACCTGCGCCTGAACACGTGGGCAAAGTCGCTGATGGCCGATGGCGCCAAGCTGTGGGCCATGCAACTGGCGACGCTGTTCCTGCAGCCGGGCGTCGGCCAGTACGTGCTCGGCGTCGATGGCACGCACTGCACCACGGATTACGAGCGCACGAGGCTGACCGCCAGTGCGGCAGCCACAGCGACCACCGTGCACATCGCCGACGCGACAGGCATGACGGCCGGTGACCACATCGGCATCCTACTGGACAACGGGACGCTGTTTTGGACAACGATCAGCGGCGCCCCGGGAACGACGACGACGATCACCGACGCGCTGACTGGCGCGGCATCATCTGGCGCCCAGGTCTTCGCGTACACCAACAAAATTAGCCGGCCGCAGCGCATCGACCCGGACGGCGCGTATTGGCGATCGAGCGCGCTGCAGGACACGCCCGTGGCGATGATCTCGCGTACCGAGTACGCCCAACTGGCCAACAAGGGCACGCGCGGCAAGATCGTGCAGGCCTTCTACGATCCGCAGTTGGGCAACGGCGTGCTGTCGATCTGGCCCACGCCAGACAGTGCGGCGGACGTGCTGAATTTCTGGTATGAGCGGCGCCTGGAAGACTTCACGTCCGGCGCCGATGAGCCCGATTTCGCCATCGAATGGGGTGAAGCTCTCATTCTCGGCCTCGCGCATCGCATGTCGACCACCGCGGGCCTGTCACTGGCCGAACGCCAGGATTTGGAGCGCCGTGCGCAACAGGCGCTCGACCTGGCCGAAGGCTACGACCGCGAGAACGTAGGCGTGCTCTTTCAACCGGATATGCGATGAAGATCGAGCGCACGCACGACATGGCCATCGTGGGCGCAGTCATGAAAGACCCTGCCATCTGGCCGCACATTCATGAGGATGGCACAACGGACGATTTCCAGCCAATCGACCATGAGGGCTTCCACTGGATGCTCGTGACAGATGGCGAAGAGACGCTAGGCGTGTTCCTCGTGCATGCCCGCGGCGAAGTGTGCTTCGAAATGCATACCTGCCTGCTGCCAAAGTGCTGGGGCCGGCGTGCCGCGCGCGCTGCGCAACTTCTGGCCGGCTGGGCCTTTCACGAGACGGCCTGCCAAAAGCTGGTCACATCGGTGCCGGCCTATAACCGCCTAGCGCTGCGCTTCGCGGAAGCCGGTGGCATGCAGCAAGAAGGAATCAACCGCGCGAGCTACTTGCGCAATGGCGAGTTGGTCGACCAGATCATGCTCGGAATCACCAAACAGGAGTGGCTATGCCAGCAGCAGTCCCATTAGCAATCGTCGGGGGCGCCGTCATCGGTGCGGTTGCGTCGAACAAGGCGGCAAACAAGCAGCAAGAGGCCGCGAACAATGCAACCGACGAGCAACGCCGTGAATATGAGCAAACGCGCCAAGACCAACTGGATCAGTTGGCACAGCAGCGTGCCGACCAGGCGCCGTGGCTCGCGGCCGGCAAGAACGCCTTGGCGAAACTGGCATCTGGAGTCGACCTGCCGACCGACCCTGGGTATCAGTTTCGGCTGAGCGAGGGTGAAAAAGGCATTCAGCGCGCGGCGTCGGCACATGGCGGCTTGTATTCTGGCGCGACCCTGAAGGCTCTCGCCCGCTTCAATCAGGACACAGCAGCGAACGAGTATGGCTCGGCCTGGAACCGTCTCGCTTCAATCGCTGGCCTCGGCCAAACCGCAACCAACCAGATTGGGCAGGCCGGCCAGAACGCGTACGGCACGATCGCCAACGCAAGCATGAACGCTTCGAACAACATCGGCCAGAACCTGATGGGCGCCGGCAACGCACGCGCCTCCGGCTATGTCGGCGGCGCGAATGCGATCGGCAATGGCATCAGCCAGTACATGAATTACACGCAGAATCAGAGCCTGCTGAGTCAGTTAGCCCGCCAGAATCAGTACAACACTGCAAATAGCAGTTCCGACCCACTCGGCTCGTTTATCTCCCAAAATGGATGGAACAACTGATGGCACTCGATCCGAACATCGCTCTCGGCGTGAAGCCGGTCCAGATCGCGAACCCGCTCGAGCAGTACATGCAGGTACAGCAGATCCAGCAGGCACAAAACCAGAGCCGCTTGGCTGACCTCATGTACGGCGAAAAGCAGCAGCAAGTGGCCCGGGCCCAGGGTTTGCGCGCCCTGGCTCAGGGCTGGAGTGCTGACACGACCGATGAGCAGCGTGCCGACAGCCTGCGGAACAATGCCTACTTCGATGAGGCCGACAAGCTGGACACCATGCTGCAAAACCGCATGAAGGTGACGGCTGACGCCGCCAAGGCACAGGCCGAGGCTCGCGCTAAACAGGTCGAGACTGCCGGCAAACAACTGGATATGGCTGGTCAGGCATTCGGCTACGTGCGCTCCAATCCGACGCGCGAGAATGCGCACGCGGCCCTGGACTACCTCGGCACCAACGGCGTGTACACCCCGGAACAGGTTGCTCAGCTAAAGGGAATGGTCGACGCCAATCCAGGCAACATTCAGTCACTTGCAGACCAAGCATTCCGTGCCGCGCTCTCAGCAAAGGATCAGCTGCCGAAAACCGAAACCCGCAACCTGGGCGGCACGACCGACACCATCAGCATCGACCCGGTGACGGGGGCTGTCAAGACGGTCAGCAGCGTGAAAAATACACAGTCGCCGGACAACGCGGCGACGGTGGCGGCCACGATCCGCGGCCAAAATCTGACCGATGCGCGAGCACGCGAGTTGAACCAGCAGGGCCAATACGACGCGGATCGTGGCGTTCTTGTGGATAAGCGCACCGGCGTGGCGCGGCCAGTTGTGGGCGCTGATGGCAAGCCTCTGCAAGGTGGCAAACCGCTGACGGAATTCCAGGGCAAGTCGGCTGCGTTTGCCGATCGCGCGCAGGAAGCGGATGCGATCCTGAACCAGCTTCATGCCAGCGGGCCGACAGGCTTCGGGCTGGTTGCATCTGATCGCCCTGGTGCAATCAAGGGCATCGCTGAATCCGTGCCTTTCATCGGCGAAGGCTTGGGCGGTCTGGTGAACACGCTTCCGTCCGCACTGGGCGGCCCGAACGCAAACCAGCAGCGTGCAGAGCAGGCGCAGCGGAACTTCGTCAATGCGATCTTGCGGCAGGAATCTGGCGCGGCTATCGGAGCCAGCGAGTTCGAGAATGCCAGGAAGCAATACTTCCCGCAACCAGGGGACACGCCGGAAGTCATTGCCCAGAAGGCCGCGAACCGGAAAACCGCTATCGCGGGACTGGCGCGCAGTGCCGGGTCGAACTACACGCCGCCGGCTGGCAACGCGGCTCCGTCGAGCAACGGCCTGCCAACCGGCTGGTCTGTCGAGGTTCACTGATATGCCGACTTTCAAATTTACCTCGCCGGACGGCAAGCAGTACACCGTCAACGGCCCGGACGGCGCGACGGAGCAGCAGGCATTCCAGATGCTGCAATCGCAGCTTGCGCCGGCAAAGCCTGCAGCGCCGACCAAGGGTTTCGGCGAGCAGCTAAACGACGCTGTGCGCGATATGCCGCGCCAAGTAGGGCTGGCAGCGCGCTACGGCCTAGAAGGAGTGGGCGGCACGTTTGATGCGCTGATCGGCAACCCGGTGCGCACGCTGGCAGCCCCGATCTTTGGCAATAAGCCGATGGCAAACACTGGCAAAACGCTTGCTGATCTCGCGCATTTGCCAGAGCCAGACACGGCACAAGAGCGCGTCGTTGGCGATGCAACGCGTATGCTGGCTGGGGGCGCCGTGCCGATCGCTACGGCCGGTCGTGTGGCGCAAGGGGCGACAGGTATGACTAAAGCGGTCGCCACCCAACTCGCGGCGAAGCCTCTTCAGCAACTTGCATCATCCGCCGCTGCTGGCGCAGCGGGCGGCTACACACGTGAAACTGGTGGCGACACTATGTCGCAGATCCTGGCCTCATTAGCTACTGGGATAGCTGTGCCGACCGCGATGTCGGGCGCTCAACGTGCGGGCTCCGGTCTGCGGCAGATGATGAACCGGCCGGAGCCGACCGGTACGCAAATCGAAATCCAGATCAACCGCGCGTTGCAGGATTCCGGCGTCGACTTCGGCAAACTGGCGCCGAGCGTGCAGCAGGGGATCCGCTCTGACGTCGCCCAGGCCCTGAAGACGAGCGATAACCTGGACGCAGACGCGCTGCGCCGTCTCGTCGACTACCGCGTGACCGGCGCGACACCGACAGTCGGCAAGCTGACACGTGATCCTGCGACGTACACCCAGGAAGAAAACCTGATGCGTATTGGCGCGAACAGCAAGGACAAGGCTGCGCAGACCCTGGGCAGCATCAAGAATGCGAACAACAGCCGCCTGATCCAGCTGATGAACGAAAACGGCGCAGCAACTTCTGACGATGCGATTGCCGGCGCCGAGAAGGTCATCAATGCACTCAAACAGCGTGGAGCGCGCGCCGACCAGATCATTGGCGACCTATACGATAAAGCACGGGACAGCGGCGGCCGTAGCGCAGCGCTCGACAATTACGCATTCACACAGCGCGCGGGCGATCTTCTGCATCAAGATAACGTCGAAAGCTTCCTGACGCCAGATATCCGCAACAAGCTGAATGGATTCGCAAGCGGTAAGATCCCGCTCACAGTCGAAATTGCCGAGCAGTTCAAGACGGGTATTGGCAGACTGCAGCGCAACAGTACGGATGGTAATGTCCGGCATGCGCTCGGCCTCGTGCGTCAGGCGTTGGATGAGACGCCTTTGTTGGGATCAACGCCTGCCACGGTCAACGGCGGCAATCAACTCGCGATGGCTGGCAACCAACTTGCTGACAGCCAGGGGGCAAGCTTGGGGCAAGAGGCCATCGACGCCTTCAACAAGGCCCGCGGTATGAACCGCGCCTGGCGGCAGATTGTTGAGCGCACGCCGGCGCTACAGGCCGTCGAGGATGGCGTCGAGCCAGACAAGTTCGTGCAGCAGTTCATCGTCGGCACCGGCGACAAGGCCAGCGTTGCCAGCCTGGCACAACTGCGTAGCTCGATCAAGAGCAGTCCGGAAGCGATGGCGGCGGTGAAGGGGCAGATTGCAGCTACGCTGAAAAAGGCCGCACTGAACGGGGCGAGCGATGAAGTTGGTAGCTTCAGCCAGTCCGGCTTCAACAAGGCGCTTGACGCAATCGGTGAACGGAAACTGCGGATGTTCTTTACGCCTGAAGAAGTCGATCAATTGAAGGCGGCCGGCCGAGTGGCTAGCTACGAGCAGAAGGCGCCCGCGGGCTCTGCAGTCAACTATTCGAACTCCGGCGGCGCAATCGCAGGCCTGCTGGATCGCATCATCGGCAGCTCGGTACTGAGCAAAATTCCGCTGGGGCGCCTGGCGCTGCAGGAGCCATTGGAGAACATCGTCATCGGGCAGAAGGCAAGGAATGCACTGAATGCAACATCTGCACTTCCAGTTGGTGAGCGGGCGAGGGAAACGATCGATGCTGGCGGGCGTGGCCTCGCAGTTTCGCCAGCCCTGCCTCTACTGATGGGCGCTAAGGACGACGAGAAAAAACGCTGATTTACTTGCGGCGTGAGGCCAACCACGCATTGATGATGTAGGCGAGCATCGCGCCCAGTTGAATCGGGTCGTAGTGCATGTTTACTCCTGACTGAGGTCAGCAGCATACCACTAGCCCGCATCCGCGGGCTTTTTTTGGCGGCATGAGGGGGTGTGCATACCTCAAGAAACAGCGCTGACACTACCTCGTCGGCGTGCAAATAGTACCAAAGCAAAAAGCCCTGACGCGCGAACGTTCAGGGCTTTTTTATTCCTCCGTACCTCAACTACGAAAGACATACATGGATTTTACCGTACTTCCCAAGCTCATCAAGGCCATTGGAGAGAAAGCACTTATGGAACTCCTCAAAAGCAAGTGGATCAAGTTCAGCATCGGGTTGTCGCTGCTGTTTCTGACGTCGCCATACTTCATCCGCGCGTTGGCGGAAGCACTCAAATGAGCATCGGCCTTCCTCCAGCAGCCCCGTCACCAGCCCGCTAAATGCGGGCTTTTTTACGACCAAACCATATGCAGATTCCATTCGTGGGCGGCGCGTACCAATCGCGCTCGCTGAACCTCGACGCCCAGCGCTGCATCAACCTGTATCCCGTGCTTGGCGAGTCCGGCGCCGCCAAGTCCGTGCGCGCCCTCTTCGGCACGCCCGGCCTGCGCCGGCTGGCCACACTGACCGGTGGCGCGATCCGTGGGCTCCACCGGCCGGCGACTGGCGATGCCATCGCTGTGGCGGGCACAAAGGTGTACCGCGTGGCGACCGACTTCACCTCGACGCTCGTTGGCACGATTGACGGCGACGACACTGTTGCCTCCATCAAGGACAACGGCACGACGGCGGTACTGGTGACGGGGAGCCACGGCTACAAGCTGGATCTGGTTGCAAACACGATCACGGAAATCACGGACGATGGTTTCTATGGCGGCACGCGCGTCAGCTACAACGACAACGCGTTCATCGTGGAGCGGCCGGGCACGAACCAGTTTGTCGTCAGCGCTGCTGATGGCTCCGTGACGTTCGACCCGCTCGACTTCGCGAGCGCCGAGAGCAACGCCGAGCCGATCGTGTCGCACATCGTGAACCACGGCCAAATCCTGCTGTTCAAACGGACCGTGACCGAGGTATGGGGTGACAGCGGCAACGCCGATTTCCCGTACTCCCGCGACGGCAATGCCCTGATCGAACAGGGTTGTGCCGCCGCTCACTCCGTGGTCGACCTGGACAACACCGTGTTCTGGCTGGGGCAGGACAAGAACGGCCAGGGCGTCGTATGGCGCCTGAACGGCTACACCCCGCAGCGTGTGTCGCATGACGGCGTCGAAAAGGCGATTCAAGGCTATGGGGACATCTCAGACGCCCGGGCCTACGCCTATCAGCAAGAAGGCGAAACCTTCTATGTCCTGACCTTCCCGAGTGCGAATGCTACCTGGGTCTACGGCGTGAAGGCCGGTCTGTGGCACGAGCGCGCCTGGCGCGACCCGGGCACGACCCTGCTAAACCGGCACCGCTCGCATTGCCACATGCTGTGGGCCGGGCTGCACGTCGTGGGTGATTGGGAGAATGGCAACCTGTACGCACTCGACATGGACTGCTTCAATGACGATGGCAATCCGCTCTTGGCCCTGCGCTCGTCGCCCCACGTGGCAGACGGCGACTATCGCCGAATCCGCTTCCATGGCCTGCAAGTCGACATCGAGCCGGGTGTTGGCCTGAACGTCGGCCAAGGGAATGATCCTCAGATGATGGTGCGCTGGTCGGATGATGGTGGCCACACGTGGAGCAACCAGCGTACGACGCCCATGGGGCGCATCGGCCAGTATCGGGCGCGCGCCCGTCTTCGGCGCCTGGGAGCAGCCCGAGACCGTGTCTTTGAGATCTCGATTTCCGACCCGATCAAGCGCGTAATCCTGGGGGCATCCGTCGACGCCGAAGGCTTGACCAGATGAGCACATTGAATCTCTTCCCGGCGCGCGTACCCATCGGCCTCGTTCAACCAGACGGCACGGTGTTGATGACACCGGAACTCACGCGCGCGTTCCGGGCCTTGTTCGAACGCGTCGGCGGTCCAGATGGAATGGGCTCTGATGACCTGGCAGTTTTGGCTGCGAGTGTGGCCCAGGTTGATTCTGCGAAGGGGCAGGCCATCGAGGATGTCGCCGCAGCGGCAGCGCCGGATTTGTCTGGCCAAGTCGCCGCGCTGCTGGCGGAAGTGCAGGATCTTCGCAGGCAGGCCAACGAATTGCCGCTGCTACAGGCGGAGTTGGCCGAGGTTCGCAAAACACTGGCGGACCTCACCGTGACCACTCTTGAGCATCCTGCCAGAGCGGAGCTGGCCGAAATGCGCAAGGATCTGGAAGGCATACAACTGCTCGCGTCGTACCAAGACCCGTACCGTCTCGACTTGACGCGTCCGGGCCCGATCGGATCTTCGGCTGCCAGCTCAGGCGCATTCACGACCCTCAGCGCGAGCGGGCAGATCACGTCGACCCTCGCCACCGGTACGGCGCCGTTTTCCATCGCGTCGACGACGGTCGTGCCGAACCTGAACGTGTCCCAACTCCTGGGTAACACCTGGGCGGCACCGGCTGCGATCGGCAGCACGACGCCGGCGGCAGGCACGTTCACATCGTTGACCGTGACGACTGGCCTCGCCGCCTTCAACAAGGGGGCATCCGTGAATGGGCCGGCGACCCTCGGCGCAACCGGGACGACGCAATGGAGTTTCGAGACGCCGATCATGCGCTATTTCGTCGGCGATGGCACGGGATATTCACTGCGCCTGACAAAGCGCATCACGAGCACAAACACCGATCTTTTCACGTTCACCGATGGCGGTGATCTGACTGTCCTCGCCAAGTTCGGCTGCAACGGCGCTGCGGCGTCCTCAAAGATCACCGTGACCGGTTCGCGCGGCGGCAATGCGGCGCTCGCCAGCCTACTGACGGCGTTTGCGACCTTTGGATTCATCACGGACAGCACGACCGCATAACGCTTCGACAGGTTCAAATTTTTAACGCAAGGCTCGCTACGGCGGGCCTTTTTTATGGGCACTCGAAATGACGATCGCACAAAAAAACATTATCCCTGGTGTACTGCTGACCGGTTCCGCAGCAACGTACTACACGGCTCCAGCCCTGACCCGCGCGCGTATTTGCAATGCCACGCTGACGAACAACAGCGGTGGCGCGGTGGCGTGCACGGTGAACATCGTGACCTCGGGTGACACGGTCGGCCTTAAGAACCAGAAGATCTCTGCCCGCTCGATCGCCAGTGGGGAAACCTACACGTGCCCTGAACTGATCGGACGCATTTTGGAGCCGGGTGATTTCATCTCCGCGCTCGGCCTGAACGTCGCCTTCGACGTGTCTGCATTCACCCAAGTGTAAGGGAGGGCCAGCGATGTCTACTGTCTTGATGCCGGTCCCGAAGCAGCAGTACTTCAACACGACCAATCAGCGCTTTCTTGCTGGCGGCAAGTTGTACACCTATGCTGCGGGCACCACCACGCCCAAGGCGACTTATACGGATTCGGCCGGACTCGTCCCGCAAACGAACCCGATCATCCTCAACGCCCGCGGCGAGCCGGATAGCCCAATTTATTGGGATGGCTCCTACAAGGTCGTCCTTAAGGATGCCGCCGGCAATACGATTTACACGGTCGACAACTACAACACCGATCCGCTGGGCGTCGCGCAGTTCATCACGAACCTCGCTTCGTCGACTGGCACATCACTGGTCGGCTACCCCAACGGCGGCACGAAGATTACCACTGAGCAGGCCCTGGACATCCTGTTCTACGGCGTGGCGAACGTGCGCAACCCGAAGTATGCAGGCGGCGCGCAAGGCGGCTCCCACGATGACACTGCGGCCTTCCAGGCAGCGATCAACTCTGGCCTGAAAATCGTCTATGTGCCGGCCGGGTCGTACACCTGCGGCACGATCACGCTGCCTGTCGACGTCTCGCTGATCGGCGACGGGATGCGGCAGACGATCATCAATTCCAACGCGATCGGCGCGTCCCTGATCATGACGAGCAATCCGGACGGTGTCCAGGTTGGCTGCATCCGCGACCTGCAGCTGGTCGGCAACAACCTGACGGGCGCCTCCGGCAACGGCCACGCGATCAACTTCATCGACCCGGCTTTCGGCGCCGGCGCGTTTACACCGCAAGGCATGACCGTCGAGCGCGTCTGGATCCGCTACTTCCGCGGCCAGGAATCGCGTGACCATACGGGCGCCGATAAGATCTCGTCGGCCGGCATCATCTGCGTGGAAGGCCTGCAGAACATCTACCGCGACGTGTTCATCCACAACTGCGGTAACGGCTTCTACCTCGAACGCACGCAGACCAACAAGATCGAGAACTGCACCATCTACCTGTGCGACAAGGCCGGCCTGTACAGCTACCAGAACGTCGGCCTGACCGTCAATCAGTGCGACTTCGCGGGCAACGGTGCGACCGGAACGACTGACACCGGTTACCCGGTCACGCTGCAGATGGGGAACATCGTCTCTGGACAGGACGAGGTGCTCATCATCACCAGCACGAAGGTGAAGAACACGAGCGGCGCCGCGCAGATCTATCTTGAGTCGAGCAACGGTGTGGTCATCGAGAACAACTGGCTGCGTTCGGATGCCGACTCGTCGCGTTCCATCGTGGTCAACCACGCGGTATGGGCCAACAAGTGCCCGGCGATCCAGGTCAACAAGAACTTCTTCTCGCACGTCCTCGCCACTGGCACCACGCCTGCCTCTGGCAAACCGAAGCTGGTCCGTTTCTCGACCGACTACATCAACGGCATATTCAACGGCACGTTCCGCGGGAATACCTTCGCCACGCAGTCCGGTTTGCTGACGGAGTACAACCT